CCTCTATTACCCCACTCAGAAAACAATATATTTAAACTTCTTCTCGCTGATTTTAAATCATATCCACTAGAAGTACGAACACCACATCGCTCGTATGCTTCTTCGATAATGTCGTCTATGCTTAAATCAAATGTTGTTGTTCCTGAAGTTGCCATAATACCCTTATGTTATTTTTACCTTATTAGGCATTTTAAAACCACCTTTAGCCATACCACCAAATCTTCTTTTTGTGATACCACCTGTTTTTAAACCTGGTAAACCTTTTGCTATGTTTTCAGCTTCTAAAGATTTGTTTTCTGCTAGTTGTTTAACTTTTGTAACATTTTCTCTTCTTAATTCATTTAAATATTTTGTTAAAGAACTTTTTTTATTTGGGTCAAGACCTTTTTTAATTAAATCCTCTCTTGTTACACAGGGTAGAAACTTATGTGTATCATCATTTTTAGAATCAAACTTTACTCATTTATTGTTTATTGATTCTGATATTTATTTTCATACCAATTCAATTTTTAAAATGATTGAAAGAGATAAACAAATACTATCTATACCCTACCCCTTAAAAAGTATGATGTGGGATAAACTATTTCAAAAGATACAGAAAAATGAAGTACAGAAGCCAGAAGATTTAAAAAAATGGTTAAATGCTTATCCAATGAGAGTCGAAAATCCAAGAGATATTAAAGTAGAATCAGGCTGTATGGAAGTAACACATAGCCCTACTGGTTGTATGTTAATTAAAAGAGAAGTATTTGATAAAATGATTAAGGCTTATCCAGAAAAAAAAATAGTACAAAAAACAGTTATAAATGGGGAATATGTGGACAGAGATCATATGTGGAATTTTTTTGATTGCTTACATGATCCAGATACTAAAACATACTTAGGTGAAGATTTTAGTTTTTGTAAACTTTGGAAAGATATTGGTGGTAAATGTTATGCTTTTGTTGACGATCCAATCCACCATATTGGTGAATATTCTTATGAAGGTCGTTTTGCAGATGAGTTGATACTACCTAAGTAAGAAGGTATAATGTATGCTATAATTAGGAAAATAGTATATGGATCCATTTACATTAGCATTAGCCACATTTGGCGTACAAAAACTTAGAGGGAAATCTACAAAAAGAGCATTAAGAGATGCTGCCATTGTTGGTGGTGGATCTTATGTAGTCGGAGCTACAGGAGCTTTAGGTCCAAGTAGTACATTTGGACAAGGACCTGCTTTTTCAAGTTTAGGTTTTGGTCAACCTGCTAGTGCATTTTCACAACAAAGAGCTGTGGGGGATTTAGGATCTTTTGCTGCAAGAGGTGGTGGAGCAGATATGGCAACAGTTAGAGCTGCAGACACAACTATGAAAGCCCAAGCTGCAGCAGGACCAGAAAAAGGCATAATGAGTTTATTTAAAAAAGCAAAAGAAAATCCATTAGAAACAGCTTTGATAGCTTCAACAGTCTTACCTTTACTTGAAGAAGAAGAAGTAGTTGAACCTGTATTTTCTGAGGAAGATTATAAAAAAGCATATGAAGAACAAGTTGCTAACCTTCAAGGTGGGTTTACACCAGCTTCATCTGCGTTACCAGCTAGATCTGAAGTATTTGGTTCTAATATGTTTTATGCAAACCAAGGTGGATTAGCCACTGCTATATCAAAATATAATCAAGGCGGTGTAAATTATTTACCATCTAAAATAGAACATGATGAAAACGATGTAAATAATTATGTAAGAGCTGAAGGATATGTAGAAGATGGTGCTGGAGTTGGAGACAAAGACGAAGACACTATGTTAGCTCAATTAGCTGATGGTGAATTTGTATCTAGAGCAGATGCAGTATTAGGTGCAGGAATATTATCTGGTGCTGATCCTAAAAATTTTAAAGGTATGAGAAAAGCTGGAGCAGATTTTTTCTATGATCAACAAAAAAAATTTAAAAGAATTTACGATATAACAAATGCAAGTAAACAAAATTAAAGTAGAAAAGAAAGTTGATGTACTTGAGGTACATGGCTCTGTCTTAGATGAATATTGGAACTTAGTAGATTTCATGTTAAGAGAAGGTTTAAAATATGATGGAGATCCAATGACTATTAAAGATTTAAAAAAATTAATAAAACAAGGATTAGTTCAATTGTTTATTATGTTTGGTTCGGATGATGGTAAACAATATAAAGTTTTTGGTGTTTGTGTATCTAGAATTACAGCTTTACCAAACTATAACCAATGTGAAGTAATTTTATTAAAAGGTGAAAAAAGAGATTTATGGCAAGATGAATTAGCTAGTACACTTGAAAATTTAGCTAAAAAAACTGGTTGTAAAAAAATAGCTGTACATGCTCGACCAGGTTGGCAGCCATTTTTAAAAACAAAAGGTTGGCAAGTAAAAAGATATTTATATACGAAGGAGATTAAATAATGAGTTTTATTTTTGGTGGAGGTGGTAGTAGTGCTCCCGCACAAAGTGGTTCTTCTGTTGTAACACAAAGAGAAGCTCCAGGAGTTGAGGCAAGAAAACTATCCTTATATGACCAAGCAGCAAAATTAGCTGCACAACCGGTTTCATTACCGGCTCTACAAGTAGCTCCAATATCTGGAATAGAATCAGCAGCAATAACTCAAGCTGGTCAAACTGGTGTTGGTGCAGGTACAGTAGGACAAGGTATAGCTGCCCTTCAAGCAGGTCAAGCTGCTCCAAACATAAGTCAATTTTTTAATCCATATCAATCTTTTGTTACAGATGAAATAACAAGACAAGCTCAGATTGCTACAAATCAATTAGGTGCTCAAGCGGTTAGAAGCGGTGCTTTTGGTGGTGGTAGACAAGGTATTGCAGAAGCAGAAATAGAAAGAGCAAGACTTGCTAATATAGGTCAAGCACAAGCACAAGGTTTTCAAACAGCATTGAGTGCTGCACAAAATCAAAGAGCTAGAGAATTAGCAACTGGTCAAGCTTTAAGTCAAGTAGGTGCTCAACAACAAGCAATGTCTCTAGCAGATATTCAAGCACAGTTACAAGCGGGTGCTGTTCAAAGAGGAATAGGCCAAGCAGGTTTGGAAGCTCAAAGACAAACAGCTTTACAACGAGCATATGAACCTTATCAAAGAATAGAATTCTTAAAAGGTATTATGACTAATTTACCAACAACACAGAGTACACTTACAGCAACCACGGCTCCCGGTTCAAATCCAGTTGGACAAGCATTAGGTGCAGGATTAGGTGCATACTCTGCTTACAACTTGATGCAACCGAGGTAGTATGGATAAAGTATTAACAAGAAAATTATTTAAAGATAGATATTTTAAAACTCTTAAACCTACTATTAAACATTTTCAAACTGGTGGATTAGGTTCTTTATCTCCAAA